ATTAGCTGACCGAATAAAGTTTCTTTGTCTCCCATATCTCCGAAGACCTCGCTGGTTATTGTTCGCCCTCCCTTAGTAGCGGTTACTTGTATTAATCCTTTCATACTATTTTTTAATTTCATTTAATTCTGCTTTGGCTATCGTGCTTAATATGACAATCTCTACACCTTACTTTTATATTCTCTACGTCCCAGGCTAATTCTGTTCTACGAGTCTTTTGTGCTTCGTCTACGCTTATAGTGTGCGAGCAGTCTAATCTCCCGTTAGAGCTTAAGCAATCCGTACAAAAGTTATATCCAAATTCCCAAAATTGTTCGCTGAGTGCGTTGCTCTTTGCCTCCCTTACTCTTGAGTCTATAATACTCTTAGCTACTCGCTCTCCGCCTGAGGTATGATAGTGGTTCATATTGTTAATAAATAGTTTATAATTAAAGCTCTACTATTTTATTTGCCATTGCATTTAGCTCGCATAACTCCCTTATTTTAGCTTGTTGCTCTCCCATTTTAAAAAGGTAAGTAGCCAATAACTCCTCGTAAGAGTCTATTTCTACGGCTTGCTTATACGCTAAGTTAATTAAATTATCTAAGTTTTGCAAATGCTTAGTTTGCTCGGTCTTATCTCCTGAGTATTTAGCGAGTTTAATCTTCATATCTCTTACCGAACGCTCAGCCTCTTTACAAATCGCTGGTTTGTTTAATATCTCTTTTGCTTCTTGGTCTGTCATAATTAAAATATGTCTTTGTTATCTAAGGCGTCTACCAGGTGCGGAGTCCCGTTTCCGTCTATCTCAATATCAAAAGGCTGGAACTGTAAGCCCCTTGTATCGTTTGCAGTTATCGTACTTCTGCTATGTATGTTTTTATTTTTCTCAATCTTTAAAACCGTCTCCGCTTTCTGAGCTAACATAGTACCGATATGCCCTCGAGCTTTACCGTCTGAGGCGTTCTCGTGAAGTATGCAGCTACAATGTACGTTATACTCTTTAGTTATTCTCATAATCCATTGTACAAGCTCGCTACATTCTTTGAGGTCGTTAAAATCGTATAGCAAATCTACAATACCGTCTATTAGAATATAGCTTATTTTACCTTTGTGACTTATTAAAAAATGCTCTATAAGCTCTCTACGCTCTGTCGGGCTGCTATCTCTAAAAGCAAAATAGTAAAAGTTATCCGTACCGCTTAAATTCTTAATACGTTGGTTAGTTTTTTGAGCGTGGTAGGTGCTTTGCTCAGTATCAAATATAGCAAGCGTAGTTCCTTTTGGAGTCTCAGACATTAGCTTCTCAAATACGTATTCGTTTAATATGCTAACTGCTATACTCGAGGTAAAAAATGTCTTTTTAGATTTTTGTCTACCTTGTATTAAGCTAAGGTCGCCAAGAGAGAATATAGGTATAAAAATTGTACTTGTTCCGCTTCGCTGGCAAACGTTTAGTAATGTAGGCGGCTGCTCTATTACCTTATTAGGGTCGAGTCTTGTCTCGTAGAGCTTATTGGTTAAATTAGTTTCCATTTGATTTAGCTATTAAGTTTTGCTCTATTTTAAAAATCTCTCCTTGTAACTCAGGGTTAGCGTTTAGCCATTTCTTTACTGAGGTAGTTATTTTGTCGTAGTGGTAAACTCCGTCTTTATCTACCTTGCGAAAACTACTCATCGAGTTTATCGTATTAAACCAAAAGTTATCCGTTCCTCTCGTTCCACTCTCGCACTCCTCCCAGTATCTTTTAATAGCTATTAGTTGGCTTATAGGTACTTTATCTACCTCTATTATTTTGCGAGTATCTTCTACCCACTTAGTTAGGCTTGCATTATTTAAAGTTTTAGTTTCTCCTTTTTTCAAGAATAGATTATGAAAACCTTTAGCAATATAAAAATAGAGAGGGGCAACTCCTTCAGGAGGTGACGTTATACTCTTTATATATATAACTTTCTCTTTCTCTTTCTCTTGTACCAAAGGGGCTTGGCTACCCCCTTGCGTACCCCCTATGCTACCCCCTTCAATATGCTCTATTAAACCCCCTTCAATAGGACTACCTAAAAGGTCTGTTTTCATTTTCTGCTTATATCCGTTTACGCTCTGTTCTATGTGGTGTCGTTGACTTTCGTAGCAGATATTAACAATAAAATTTAGCCCCTTGGGGTCTTCGTCTATAAACTGCTTGTTTAGAATTGAAAGTAAAAAATTAAGCTTGTCTTTATCGTTGCTTAATTCATTTAAAACGTCGTAATAACTTCTCAGGAAGTTAAACGCTCTTCTTTTGGTTGGTTTTTTTGCCATTTCGTATCACGGTTTTTTTGTAGGTATAAAAGGGTAGGTCGTGATACATTTTTGAGATGTCCTACCCTTATACCAAATATCTTTGTGTTAAAATAATGTATCACGGCAGCAAATATAATAATACAATCCGAATAAAAAAATAAATTTGTATTAAAATGAAAATAATTTTAAAAGACCTTCCTAAGATTAGCCTTAACAAGTGGTACGCTGGTATGCATTGGACTAAGCGTAAGAAAATAAAAGACAATTACACTTTAATAGTTAAAAGCCAGTTTAAGGAAGTGCTGCCAGCCTCAGAGAGTTACAATACTGAATACCACTTCACTTTTAAGAGCAGACCTTTAGACGCTTCTAACTGCGTAGCTATGGTAAAAATGATAGAGGATATAATATTTGAAAGCGACGGCTACAAAGTAATTAAGAGTATTTTAATTACAAGCACTAAAGGAGCTGAGGATGTGGTCGAAATAAAAATAAATAAAAAATAGTTTGGTATTAAATATTAATACATATATTTGCCCTCATATTAACAATAACAAAATGACAAAATTACAAACACTACACGCTCAAATAGACAAAGAGTACCAAAGAATTGATATGCTTAACAGAACACTTAGCAGCGGCTCTTTAGACTTCTACGATTTTATAAACGCAGAGATAGCAGAAGCTAAGGACTTAATTACAAAACTAAAAGCAGAATTTAATTTAGAGTATATTAAATAATTATGAACGTAAAAGCAAACCAAAAAGACCGCACCTTCACTATAAGAGTAAAGGATAACAAGTACCGAACCTCAAAATTTTCAAAAGCTACTTTCGAGGAGCTTGAGCATAATACAGACGCAGACTGGTTTAATTTTTTAGCTACATCTAACTGTTATTATTTAGTAAAATGAATAGACTACAAATAACCTTCGCACCTAAAGACTTTACCGCTGGCTCTGAGTGGTTAGAGGAGAATAGCACAAAGCTCGGATTTAGTTATGACGAGTACCAAGATATTTACGAAAGTGAGGATATGCTATACAATATCGAAAAAGAGTTAGAGGCTTCAGGATTAAAATACACTTTATACTAATATGAAAGAACAAATATTAAAAGTAGGAACAATATTAATGCCGCTTGGGTTTATGGTGGCTTTAGTAGACTGCAAGGTTTATGCAGCGATTAATTTTGTAATAGGTTTTGTATGCTTATTAGAACTTATAGACGTAAAATTAAAAGAAAAAAATAAACCTACAAGTTAACCTTGTATTAAAACTAAACACTATATTTGCAAAACAATTAAACACAATGATAATAGATTTAAACTTAGAAGAACGCAGCTGGGTAGCTATATGCCTTGAGGATAAAATTACCTCAGCAGAAAAAAACTTTCAAGCTACCAAAGATTGCTACTGGTCTGACCAAGTAGAGGCTTTAACCAAAATTACCAAGAAACTATAATGAAATTTCAACCATACATAGGAAAGCAATTAACAAGAGCTATAAAGGCTAACACTACTCGAGCAGAACGCCAGGTAGTAGCAGAGAGGCACATAATAAGTGTACACACTCTTAACACCGTTATAAGCGGAGAGCGTAAGATAACAGATTTTAACGAGCCAGCTCTAACCGATATAATAAAAGTAGCTATACGAAACGCTAATAATAACGGCAAGACCTTAGCAGACTACTACCAACAAAAAGAGGCAGCCGTAGCTACCCCTCTAAACAATCATTAACAATAACAACACAAAAATAAACAATTATGACAATATACAATAAACTTGCCGCCGTTAAAAAAGAGATAGGAGCTATTTCTAAAGACGAAACAAACCCTTTTTTCAAATCTAAGTACTTTGACATCAACGGGCTTTTAAGACATACAGAGCCACTATTACAAAAGAACGGTCTACTACTACTCCAGCCTATTTTAAATGGCGAGGTAAGCTCTCAAATTATAGACACCGACTCAGGCGAAAGCGTTACCAGTTCAATAGCTTTACCTAATATGGATGACCCGCAAAAGTTAGGCTCTGCGGTTACTTATTACAGACGCTACACCCTACAAAGTCTTTTAGGCTTACAAGCTGAAGATGACGACGCTAACTCCGCAAGCCAAGCGGTAAAAAGTAGTAAGCCTTGGATTAATGAAAACGATAACGTTTGGAAAGCTGCTCTTGTTAAAAAAATAACTCTTGCAATGCTTAGAGAGCATTATTCTATAAGTAACGTAAACGCTCAAAAATACGAGAATGCAATTAAAGGAATTTAAGCAAAGAGCCTCCTCGGCTGGCAAACTAATGACTAACCCTCGCTCTAAAGGCGAGGTGTTAAGTCAAACCACTAAGAGCCACCTACAAGAGTGGTTAAAGTCTGAGCTTTACGGCATACGTAAGCAAATCAAAAGTAAGTATCTCGACAAAGGTAACGCAGTAGAAGACTCAGCAATAGACTACGCAGCCTC